CAGACGTGTGCTCTTCCGATCTCTTAGAAATTTCTCCGGGGGTCAAAATGCCAGAACAATTCTGCCCAGAAAAATGTCTCGGGTCACAGATTCACCTCCTGTGTTATTTAGGGTTTCCTGCCATGATCTTTCTCCTGCCGAGATTGCCTCCTATATGGCCTATCTGTCTTTCCGTAAAAACCCGAGGCATTTTTCTGGGCAGAATTGTTCTATAACTTACTAAATCTATCTGAGAGGAGGTAGAAACCATTGGCAAAAGCTGCTAATGACAAGATGAAAGCCAAGAATCGTCCAGCCCTGTCAGTAGAAGCTAGAGAAGCACACCTTATTTCCCTCGCTGAGGACCTAGCAGAGCAGCAATTGAGAGATGGAACTGCTTCCTCTCAGTTGATTACTCATTATTTAAAGCTTGGATCTACGCGTGAACGGCTCGAAAAGAAACTTCTTGCCGAGCAAGTCGAATTGGCATCTGCTAAGAAAGATAATATTCGTGCGCAGGCCCGTCAGGACGAACTTTATGAAGCAGCTATGAAAGCTATGCAACGGTATAATGGTGACATGGATGAGGAGGAGTACGATGAAGACATATACTGAGCTTCTTAGTATTCCTGACTACATTGGCAGAGTTGAATATTTGGAAACGCATTCGTGCATTGGCGAAGAAACTTTTGGATGGTCTCGATATTTGAATCAGGCTCTCTATCACTCGGATGAGTGGCGAAAGTTTCGACGAGATATTATCATTAGGGACGAAGGTTGTGATCTTGCCCTTCCTGGTTATGATTTAGAAAGCAGTGATATTATTATTCATCACATAAACCCGATCACACCGGAACAGATTGAAGCTCGAGATCCTGTAATATTCTCTAAGAACAATGTTGTTTGTGTCTCTGATAGAACTCACCGATTCATCCACTATGGTGGCATTCGAAATGCTATATTTCCAGTGCTGAACCGTACACCTAACGATACCTGTCCGTGGAAAAGACCGAAAGGAGGGGATCGCTAATGGGCGTGTTTACCCAGGCTGAGATCGAGTCGAGTATTCTGCTTTCCATCAAGAAAGCTATCGGGGCGGCCCCTGATTATACTCCCTTTGATGTTGACATTATCATGCATATAAACTCGCAGTTAGCAAATCTCTATCAAATTGGTTTGGATGCTGCTAGAAGCGTTGTTGTGGATGGACCCGATCAACTTTGGACAGATTTGATTCCTGCTGGTGATTCTCGTCTCCAATTTGTAAAGACATATGTCTATGCCAAAGTGAAGATGATCTTTGATCCGCCTACTTCGACCGCACAGATGCAAGCTTTAAAAGATGCAGCCGCCGAATCTGAATTCAGAATTGGTGTTGCTGTTGATAAACCTTATGATGATCTGAATCCTACCAGTCCCGTTGCTACTGGGGATCACTCTATTCTTAAGAATCGTGATCTTCCTAATCAGCATCCCATCAAGGCTATTACGAATCTGGATGAGACAATCCAGAAGACGAATGCCAGCTTGAGTGAGAAGCTGAATAAGTCTAGCGCGATGACTGAAGCTCAGATCGACGCAATCATCAATAAGTCTCGCTGGAAGAAGTCGACGAGGTGATTAAATGGCCACTAATAACTTTCTTGATCAAGCCGGTCTGGGATATCTGTGGACAAAGATCTTGTCTGCCATTGAATCGCATTCTGTAACACTTCCGGATAAGTTAGTTTCCTATAAAGCAGTAACGACGATCACCGCAACTGAGAAACTAAATGCCGATACTTTGGGTGGTTATTCTGCAGCTTATTTTGCAAAGAATACTGATGTTTCCGCAATGCAAGAAACGATTAAGACCCAAGTTAATGAGATTTTTAAAACACAGAACGCTGTTTCTGGTATGCAAAGCACGGTCGAAGAGCATACAACCAGTATCAGTCTCCTAGATTCCAATGTTGAGAGTCTGAGAACTACAGTTAGTAGCCATGGGGCATCTATAGGCAATCTTGAGGAGAATAAAGCCAATTCAGTCCACGCCACGCAGCATGCCAAGGACGGCACAGACCCGATCCAACCGGAAAGCATCGGGGCGGTTGGATATGATGCGGCCCAAAACCTCACATATGCGCAGAAGGCACAGGCGAGAGAAAATATTTTTGCTGCTCCAGCAGATAAGTTCCCATACTTTGCTGCTCCTACGGGGGCTACTAAGGAAAAAACATTTGAAGTACCAAGCGTCTGGAGGACATATCTTGTTGTCTCAACTTATTACGAGCAGCTTGGCATATGGATGGTTTTACCAAATGGTGGGGTAGTCGTTCCTATAGTTGAGAATTCTGCAGTCACGGTAACTTGTGAAAAAGGCAAAATCCACACAAAAGGCGCGAGCGTTATCACAATAATTTATCTTGGAAATTCTTAAACTGGCTTAAATTTCAACTGCACGAAAGCAAGTCGGAACTACTCTTTGTATTAACTGCCGCCACTGGAACTGTGGGGCTATATGATAAGGAGGTCTCTTAAATGGCTAAGACAACTACTTTGACAGATCAAAAGACTGGTGAAGTTATTTATCCGCAAACGATTATCGATGCAGTTCACGATAGTGACGGTAGAGGTCTCCGTGAGATGCTGGATGAAACCATACCGGCAGCTACGATTCATGCAATTGTAAATGGCACATATTCTTAAAGAAGGAGGTAGATTATGGCTACTTCTAATTTTCTTGATCAAGCCGGTCTGGGATATTTATGGGCAAAGATAACTGATGCAATTTCCACGTCTGCATCTGTTACGGAAAAGAAAATTCCTTCTAAAGTATCTCAGCTTGAAAACGATAAGAATTACATCACTCTTGCCGATGTTCCTGATGGAGTTGCGGCATCCAACACGGTTCCTAAGGTTGATTCTGGATCTGGCAGTGTTGGTACTGAGGCCGCATTTGCAAGAGGTGATCACGTTCATCCGACTGATACAACTCGACTCGCAACGAATGGCGATGCCTCGAGTGTAACAGTTACATTCACAGCCCCCAATAAACGAGAAACCATTGTTTCTGGCGAATCATTCAATACTATTGCCGGTAAGATCCTGAAGTATATGAATGACTTTGGAAGTTGTGCATTCAAGAGTATGATTCTAAAAGAGGACCTCGCGCCTTCTGTCAAGACCTCTCTTGAAAAAGCAGATACGGCACTCCAGTCTTATACTGAGACTGATCCGACAGTTCCTGCATGGGCCAAGACTCCTACCAAGCCGACTTACACAGCCGCCGAGGTTGGCGCATTGAGCATTGACGATGCCAATAATAACTTTGCTAAGAAGTCTGATATTTCTACTGTCTATAAGTGGAAGGGTTCTAAAGATACCTATGATCAGCTTCCGACGGAAGGTAATAGCGTTGGCGATATCTGGAATGTCAAAGATACCAACATGAACTATGGCTGGACTGAGGATGGCACCTGGGATCCGCTCGGCAGCCCTGTCGAAATTTCTCCAATCACAAATGAGGCAATTGATTCGATTGTTGCCGGAACTTAATAAGGAGGTGACCTCAAAATGGGTGCCTTCCTTGATCCCAATGGTCTGAATTTATTTTATGGTTTAATTGCTGCAAAGTTTGGAGCAGGTGCTGCAACTGGTTCTATGGATTATTCCAAAGCAACCTATACTGGCGATGGAAAAACCACAATTGCTGATCAGCTTAACATTCCGAATTTGAAACGGGCGACCGATTTAAATGCTAGCCAAATGGATTTGGCAATTATTTCTGGAACGCCAAAGAACGAGAATGGTGCTGATAGCTTTGGTATTATCTGGGGTGGAACTGGGCTTACTGGTGTTGGAATCAGTATCTATCGTGACTATGATGCTGATATTCTTACTGTTTCTATGCTGCGAAGAGTTCAACTCTATGCGACATATCTGGATGGCGTTCCTTATGGAAGAATTCAGTTTAACCAGTTGCCTAGTGGTTTTACCCCATATGATCCAGCATTTACAGCATTGCAACCAGACTATGCAAAAGCAATGCTTCGTGACGCCAATACGTATTATACGATTGGTTTGTTCAAATTCAGCAATTCAGTAATTGATAGCCAATAATTACATGATGCTTAAATTTTTAGCATATTTACTCCTAGGAAAGGAGGGCTTACATGGCTGTATATGGCGATGAACTTTACCATTATGGCGTTCCGAGGAAATCAGGTCGATATCCGTATGGTTCTGGCAAAGAACCGTATCAGGACAATCCGAAAAAGCGTCGTTTGAATAAAGATGAGTCTACTCCGAAGGCGACCTCAAGAAGACCCGAAAGTATTTGGGCAAAACATCGAAGACTGCAGGCTGAAAAACGTAATGCAGAGCTGCGAGAAGCTAAACGAAAAGCTGCCGCACAAGCAGAAGAGAAACGAAAGAAAGAAGAGGCCGCTAAACCACCCAGTCAGAAAGCAAAAGAAATGTCTGATGAGGAATTGGTTCGCGCAATCAATCGACTTCGACTCGAGCAGACGTATATGAGCATGGTGAATCCTTCCAATCAGCAATCTCAGCAACAGCAGGCACAGCAGCAAGCTCAGAAAATCAGGACCACTGTTGATAAGGGTAAGCGATTGATTGATAAGATGAAATCTGGTTCCAAAGATATTGCCGATCTTTCTCAAAATATTGGTAATATTATGGGCGGAGCACAAAAAGCTTATGCAAATTATCAATCTATCATGAAGCTGATGGACATTGAAAAGAAGCGAAAAGGTGGCTAATGTCAAAGTATCTATCCAACACTGCAGTGCCTCGCTACTACGGCGAATTCCGGGAGAAGGTACTGGCAGGAGAAATCCCCGTCAATCGAGAGATATCGATGGAGATGAACCGAATTGACGAACTGATTCGGAACCCGGGCGTATATTACGATCCGGCTCCTGTTGAGGGTTGGATCGCATATTGTGAAAGCGAGCTAACCTTGACTGATGGCTCCGATCTCGAGATGATGTTCTCGTTTAAACTATGGGGCGAACAACTTTATGGCTGGTTTTACTTTGAGACGCGCAGCGTTTATGTCCCCGACCCGCAAGGAAAAGGCGGCCGGTATGTAACTCGAAAGTATAAGCGAAGACTCATCCATAAGCAGTATCTGATTGTGGGGCGTGGCGCGGCGAAATCTCTCTATGATTCTTGCGTACAGTCTTATGGTCAGATTTGCGACACGTCAACAACTCAGCAGATTGTAGTGGCGCCGACTATGCGGCTTGCCGAAGAGACAACCACTCCTCTGGCAACGGCAATTGCTCGTGCAAGAGGCCCAGTTTTCAAAATGCTGACAGCAGGATCTCTTCAGAATACGACTGGCTCCAAAGCGAATCGAGTTCAGTTAGCATCTACCAAGAAGGGCATCATGAACTTTATGACAAATTCCCTGATTGAAATTCGACCGATGCGAATTGACAAACTTCAGGGTTTGCGTTGTAAATATGCAACCATTGATGAGTGGCTTTCTGGTGATATTCGGGAAGATCCTGTCGGTGCTATCGAACAGGGTGCTTCTAAGGTAAAAGATTACCAAATTGTAGCGACTTCTTCTGAAGGTACTGTTCGGAATGGCGTTGGTGACTCGATTAAGATGGAACTCCAGTCAATTCTGAAAGGTGAATATCAGAACCCGCATGTTTCTATTTGGTGGTATAAACTTGATAGCATTGATGAGATTAATGATCCAGCGATGTGGATTAAGGCAAACCCCAATATTGGAATCAGTGTGAGTTATGATGCTTACCAGCAAGATGTTGAGCGCGCTGAGAAGGTTCCCTCTGCAAGAAATGATATTCTTGCTAAAAGATTCGGACTTCCTATGGAAGGCTATACATATTACTTTCCGTATGAGGAGACTATTTGTCATCCGAAACGACTATATTATGGTATGCCTTGTGCTATGGGAATTGATGCTTCTCAGGGCGACGACTTCTTTGCATTCACATTTCTGTTTCCGCTTAAAGGTATGCAATTCGGCGTGAAGACACGAAACTATATTTCGTCCCGGACCGTCCTAAAGCTAAATCCTGCAATGCGGCAGAAATATGAAGAATTTATGGAAGAGGGCAGTTTGATCGTTTTGGATGGAACAACGCTTGATCCTATGCAAATTTATGAGGATCTTGATGAGTTTATTATCCAGAATAATTATGATGTTCGTGCCGTTGGTTATGATCCTTTCAATTGCAAGGATTTCATTGCTCGCTGGGCTCAAGAGAACGGCCCATTTGGCATTGAGAAAGTCATTCAGGGCAAGAAGACCGAAACTGTCCCCCTTGGCGAACTTAAGAAACTTTCTGAGGATCGAGCGTTGCTGTTTGATGAGCAATTAATGACATATTCTATGGGTAACTGTATTACATTGGAAGATGTAAATGGTAACCGAATGCTTTATAAAAAGAGATACGATCAGAAGATTGATGCAGTTGCCGCTATGATGGATGGCTACATTGCATGGAAACTAAATCGAGATCTCTTCGACTAATTTTCTTAGGAAGGAGGAAAAATATGGCTGTCTATGGTCCTTGTGGACAAGAGGAACTTTATCACTATGGTGTTCTCGGCATGAAATGGGGGATTCGGCATAACCCAGTAAAGGCGTATGAGAAATCCTCTGCAAAAGCCAAAAAGAATCGCGAAAAGTATGACAAAGCCAAGAATGCAGAACGAAGCCTTTCCTATACTATTTCTCAGCGCCGTATGAGTGCTTTTAAAGGGCGCCGAAATACTTCGAAACTTGAGAAGAAGCTTGAGGGAAGAAGCGCAAAAACAATTAGGCGTGCTCAAAAAGGCGCTAAGTGGTATAAAGCTATGGAGAGCAATTTCGCAAAAGTGGACATGAAACTCGCCAAGAAACAGAAAGATGAATTTGAAATGTATCTCAAGGAATTGGATACATTTAACGATCGCCTTGCTGAAGCTCGCGAGAGACGTCGCGGATAAAATTCAAAATGAGTGCATACCCCTAATAAGGAGGACCCCGCATGGATCTATCTTTTGGTTCCAGAATAAGGCGTGCGTGGAACGTCTTTAAAAATCGGGACCCGATGACTGATATGTCCTGGCGATTGGGCTATGGGGACTCTCAACGGGCTGACCGAGTGATTCTATCATCCAACAATGAGAAAACAATTGTGAATGCGATTTACAATCGGATCGCATTGGATGTTGCATCACTGAAATTTCGACATGTTCGCCTTGATGAGAATGAACGATTTAAGGAAGAAATGAGCACGGGCTTGAATGAGGTTCTTAAGACTGAAGCAAACCTGGACCAGAGCGGACGAGCATTTGTTCATGATATGGTTTTATCCATGATTGATGAAGGTGTTGTTGCCGCAGTTCCTGTCGAAACAACAGATGACCCTGAAGTATCCAGCTCTTATGATATCTTGCAAATGAGAGTTGGTCCAATCGTAGAATGGTATCCACAGCATGTAAAGGTGCGTCTTTACAATAGTGTAACGGGCCAACGCCAGGAATTCACTTTTAGAAAGAGAGATGTGGCGATCCTCGAAAACCCGTTTTATGCAGTAATGAATGCACCAAACTCCACCCTGCAACGTCTTATTCGAAAGCTTCGCCTTTTGGATGTAATTGATGAGCAGGCTGGATCTGGTAAGTTGGATTTGATTATCCAGCTCCCCTATACGATTCGTAGCGAAGCACGTCAGCAGCAGGCCGAGGTTCGTCGAAAGTCTGTTGAAGACCAGCTTGCTGGGAATAAACTCGGTATCGCATATATCGACAGCACCGAGAAGGTAATTCAGCTCAATCGCTCTGTTGAGAATAACCTCTTGAAGCAGGTTGAGTATTTGACGAGTATGCTTTATAGCCAGTTAGGTTTCAGCCAGAGCATTCTGGATGGCACAGCCGACGAGCAAACGATGTTGAATTACCAGAATAAGACTGTCGAACCTTTGGCATCCACAATTACTGATGAGTTTAAGCGAAAGTTCTTGACTAAAACTGCCCGGACACAAGGACAGTCTGTCATGTTCTTTACAGAACCTTTCCGCATTACTCCTGTCAGCCAGATTGCTGAGATTGCCGATAAGTTCACCAGAAACGAGATCCTTACCAGTAACGAAATCCGCCAGATTATCGGCATTAAACCTTCTGATGATCCAAAGGCTGATGAACTACGTAACTCGAACCTCAATCAAGAGAAACAAGGGGACGAACCTTCTGGTGGATTTGCAGATTTATTAAAGAAAGGAGAAAACGCAGATGTATGATTGCGAAGGCTATGTAACCCGATATGGTGTGAAATGCACTGATGGCATTACAATTAGTCAGGGAGCTTTTGCAGATCAAAATGGCGCTAGAGTTCCGGTGGTGTGGATGCATATTCACGATGATGTCGAAGCTGTTCTTGGCCATGCTGACCTGGAAGCACGTGATGATGGTGTCTATGGAAAGATTTCTTTCAATGGCACTGAGGCTGGCATTGCTGCAAAGGAACTTGTGAGCCATGGAGATGTAAGCGCATTCTCCATTCATGCAAATCGCCTAACTAGAAACAAGTTTACAAATGTTGTCTCTCATGGCAATATTAAGGAGGTAAGTCTTGTTCTGGCCGGAGCGAACCCTAAGGCATATATCGAAAAGTTGAATCTCACTCACAGTGATGATGGTGATGACGATTTCGATGATGCAAATATTTTCACAGCTGGCGGTATTACTCTCGCCCATGCTGATGAGGAAAAGAAGGAGGACCCCGAAGTGAAAGACGAAGATCTGAAGCACGAGGACCAGAAGAAAGAAGAGAACCCCGAAGGCAATGAGAAGACCGTGAAGGATGTTCTCGATACCCTGAATGAAGAGCAGCAGGCCGCTGTTGCCTATATTATCGGCAAAGCTCTTGAAGAAAAGGGCGGTAGCGTTGAACACAATGATGATGACGATGAGGAGGATAACCACGATATGAAGCACAATGTCTTTGATCCCGAGAATGCCGCGGCTCCCACTCTGAGCCACGACGATATGCAGAAGATCCTGAAGGATGCCAAGCGTCTGGGCTCTTTGAAGCAAGCTGTTCTGGAGCACTGCGAAGCTGGCGGCGATGACACTGAAGCCCTGCAGGATGTTATCCAGCATGCTGATGGCGATTATGGTGTGACCAACGTCGGCTATCTGTTCCCTGATGCTCGCAAGATGACTAATGAGCCCATCTTCATCCAGCGTGATCAGACCTGGGTTTCTCAGGTTATGAGCAAGGTCCATCGCACTCCCTTCTCTCGCATTAAGTCTATCTTTGCGGACATCACCGAAGATGAGGCTCGTGCGAAGGGCTATATCAAGGGTAAGCTGAAGAAGGAAGAGGTCTTCTCCCTGCTGAAGCGCACCACCACGCCCACCACCATCTATAAAAAGCAGAAGATGGATCGTGATGACCAAGTCGACATTACTGACTTCAACGTTGTTGCCTGGCTGAAGTCCGAGATGCGGATGATGCTGAATGAGGAACTGGCTCGCGCCATCCTGATCGGCGATGGTCGTCTGGCTTCCAGCGATGACAAGATCAATGAGCAGAACATTCGTCCTATCTGGACTGATTCTGAGCTGTTCACCGTGAAGTATCCCGTGAATGCTGGCACTAGCGATGCCGAGCATGCCAAGAACTTCATCAAGGCAGTCGTGAAGTCTCGCAAGCTGTATAAGGGCTCTGGCAATCCCGATCTGTATACCACTGAGGATATGCTGACCGAGATGCTGATGCTGGAGGACACTACCGGCCGTGTGATCTATGACACTGTTGAGAAGCTGCGCACCGCCCTGCGTGTCAACAGCATTGTGACGATCGAGTCTATGGTTGGTCTGACCCGCAGTGATGATGCCGGAAAGACTCAGGCTCTGGATGCTCTGCTGGTCAATCTGAATGACTACAACGTCGGTGCCGATAAGGGTGGCGAGGTCAACATGTTTGATGACTTCGATATCGACTACAACCAGTATAAGTACCTGATGGAGACTCGTTGCTCTGGCGCTCTGACTCGTCCCTATGCCGCCATCGCTTTCGAAGCCCAGAAGGATTAATCTGAGATAGCAGAAAGGAGAACTCACTATGGAAAGAATCTATAATGATGCCAAGGATAAGAACGTGGCAAAGGTCATTATCTTTGTGAATGCCAATAAGGCTTATGTCGATGCTGCCCATAAGGTTCAGTTTAAGACTTCTGAGCTGAAGGATGCATTCATGAAGGGCTGCGTTCTGCAGACTGCAGAGGGCACTTATGCCATCCCCATGAACTATTCCGAGACTTCTAAGGTTGGCACTGTTTCTGCAATCGTGGCCGCATCTACTGGCGACACCGTAACTGTGACTCGTGCGGCGGCCGTTGCCGGCTAAGTAGACTCTCGGAGAATTCAAAATGGCAAAGTTTTATGGCGCAGTCGGCTTTGTTATGCCGATGGAAACTGCCCCGGATGTTTATACGGAGACTCCGGTAGCTCGTTACTACATGGGTGACGTTATCCGAAATGTGAAAAAAGCAACTTCTGGAGAAGGCGTTAATGACAACATTGATGTTAATAACCAGATTAGCATTGTGGCTGATCCGTTTGCTTTTGCGCACTTCTTTGCCATGAGATATGTTGAATGGATGGGGGCGTATTGGAATGTTCAATCTGTTGAAGTCCAATCCCCCCGTCTAATCATCTCGATTGGAGGTGTGTATAATGGCGAAATCGCGTCAACAACTATCTGAAATCTTAAATAAAATTATTGGGGTTTCAAAACGCGTATATTTTCAGCCTCCTGCCACCATCAAGATGTCCTACCCATGTATTATCTACAAATTTGATGACATTGACACAACATTTGCAGATAATAATCCGTATTCCCTTACGAAGAAATACGTGGTAATGGCAGTTACAAAAGATCCGGATTCAGATCTTCCTATGAAGATTGCACAACTCCCCATGTGCACAATGAACCGAATTTATGTGGCTGATAATTTATACCATTATGTCTTCGATCTTTATTTCTAAGGAGGAACAATCCTATGGCTAGACTTGTATGGGATAAAACCGGTGAACACCTTTATGAAACTGGTGTCGACCATGGTGTCCTGTATTTCCCCGATCAGACCGGTGCCTATAAGAATGGTGTTGCCTGGAATGGTCTGATTTCTGTTTCCGAATCTCCCTCTGGTGCTGAGGCTACCGGCCAGTATGCCGATAACATCAAGTATTTGAACCTGATTTCCGCCGAGGAGTTCGGTGCGACCATCGAAGCCTATACCTATCCTGAGGAGTTTGAGGCTTGCAATGGCAACAAGGAACTGGTCGATAATACTGGCGTCTATGTTGGTCAGCAGTCCCGCTCCGTCTTTGGCTTCTGCTATCGTACCATGATTGGTAACGATACCGATGGCCAGGATCATGGCTATAAGCTGCATCTGGTATATGGCTGCCAGGTATCTCCCTCTGAGAAGGCCTATCAGACCATCAATGACTCCCCCGAGGCACTGACCTTCAGCTGGGAGCTGTCCACTACTCCCGTCAACGTGACTGGCAAGAAGCCTACTGCTCTGCTTGTCATCGACTCTACCAAGATCGATAGCACCAAGCTGGCCAAGATCGAGGCGAAGCTGTACGGCGACGAGACTTCCGCTGGTGCGGTTCTGCCCACTCCCGACGAGATTGCCGAGATCCTGTCTGCGGCCTAACTATCCTGAGGGGCTGGGAATGGTTATCCTGGCCCCTCTTTAAAAAATCAAAATGAATAAAAAGGAGAAAGATCTATGATTAAACAGCATGTTTCTTATGAGGACTACGATGGCAATAAGGTTGAGAAGGACCTGTGGTTCCATCTGAATAAGTCTGATCTTGCCAAGATGAGCCTTGGCTTTGATAATGGCCTGATTGAAGGCCTTACTGAACTCCAGCAGAAGGGCGATAAGAAAGCCGTCGCTGAGTTCATCGATAATCTGCTCGTGAATGCTTATGGCGTTCGTAAGCCAGGCAGCGATGTCTTCCTGAAGACTCCTGAAATCAAGGAAGATTTTCAGTATTCTCTCGCACATGATGAAATCCTGATGATGCTGCTCGGCGGCGAGGATGATGAGATCATCAACTTCATCGTGGGTATTATGCCCGGCATGAGCGTTGAGGATCGCGCTAATGTGATTGAGCAGGTTAAGAATGCTCAGGAAGCTAAGAAGCTCTCCGAGTCTATTGAGACAAGCGAGAATGCTTAAGCTGGTCGTTCCGGCGACCGAAGTTTATGATGAAGCGCTCGAGAAGTTTCGGACGTATCCGGAGAAAGTACTTATGCTCGAGCATAGCCTTGTCTCAATTTCAAAATGGGAATCCAAATGGTGTAAACCATACTTAAATAGTCAATTAACCCCAGCGGAATCACGTGACTATGTCCGCTGTATGACATTAACACAGAATGTTCCGGATGAAATTTATGAGAGATTGAGTCCGCAAAACATTCGAGACATTGATGCTTACATTTCAGCACCGATGACAGCAACCATAATTACGCATCACGATGCTAAAAAGAAGCCAGTATTTGGAAAAGGGCAAACAGTCACTTCTGAAGTAATTTACGGATGGATGGTTGCCTTTCAAATTCCTGTTGAGTTTCAAAAGTGGCATTTAAATCGTCTCATGATGCTAATTGAGGTTTGCAATGAACAGCAGAATCCGAAGAAGAAATCTAAGAAGGAAACTGCTCGAGATTATTCTAAGCTGAATGCTGAGCGTAGAAGAAAACTAGGAACGAAAGGGTAATCTTATGGCAATTTATAAGTCCATTCCCGTGAATAAATGCCGAATCCGACTGATCGACAATCGGAAAACAAAGTATACACTTTCGACGATGTGGAAATTGTATGGTGGTCCGAATGTAACGATCATGAATGGTCCCTTTTTTAATATGTCGACGAGAAATCCTCTTGCGCATACTAAGATTGATGGGGCAACATTATATCGGCCTGCATACAATGAATTTGGCATTGGCTGGAAAAAGAATGGCAATCCAGAATGGGGTGTTTTACCACATAATGGGTTTGACAGTTACTTTACAAATACGGTCGTCATTCCAAATGGCAAAAAGAGAAAAGATCTCACATCGCATGTAGATGCTGATGGTACCAAAGCGAGACCTCGTTTGACCAGTCGCCCTGCTTTCGGCTTTAAAGGAAACAATTTCGTATTCGGAGTCGAATCTAAAATCGGATTGTGGGATTTCCAAGATCTTCTATATAAGAAAGGCTGGAACTATGCTCTGATCGGCGATGGTGGAGCCTCTACGGCTTTTAGAGATTCTACTCGAATTATCAAACCATCCAGAACTATCTCGGTATATGTCATCATTTCCGAAGTTGCAGAAACCGAGGTTGATGAACCGAAGGGGGAGAAACCTATGATCTCTATTTATGCATATAGTTGGAAGAAAGATGGTGAAAAGAAGCTTTCTTCTAACTTTAAAGTTAAAGAGTTTCGTTGCAAGGATAATACCGATACTATATTTGTAGCACCGGCATTGGTTAAACTCTTGCAGGAAGCTCGAGAATACTTCAAGAAGCCGATTGTTATTAATTCGGCCTATCGGACAGAACCTTACAACAAAAAGATCGGCGGTGCTGCATATAGCCAGCATAAGTATGGCACTGCGGCAGATGTCTATATTTCTGGCGTTCCTGTTAAGACAATTTATGACTGGTTTGACAAGAAACTCGGAAATTCTGGTGGTGTCGGTCTTTATAAAAAGTTTGTTCATGTAGATGTTCGAGAAGTAAAGGCTCGCTGGAGTTAAGCGGCCTTAAGAAAGGAGAATGCGGGTGATAGCCATTAGGACACGTGGAAATTTTGACAATACCGAGAAGTACTTAAAAGGCTTGGCGTCCAAAGACTATCGCCCTATTCTCGATGCATATGCTAGACGCGGATTGGAAGCTCTGATTCGTGCGACCCCGGTAGATTCAGGTATAACTGCTGAGTCCTGGGGTTATAAAATTCAAAATGATTCGCAGGGCATCTCGATTGAATGGTATAATACCAACACAATTGATGGCTACGCATTTGGCGGCAAAGGAACCCCTGTGATCATCCTCCTCCAGTATGGGCATGCGACTGGCACTGGCGGATATGTCGAGGGCTATGACATCATTAATCCAGCCATTCGGCCGATATTTGATGAACTCTCTAAGGAACTGTGGGAGGAGGTTAGAAGATAATGTTTACAACAGTTGATAATCGCGTTGTGCAAATGCGATTTGACAATGAAGAGTTTGAAAAGAAAGCAAGTAAAAGTTTATCTACTCTGGATCGACTTAAGAATGCTTTAAAGTTTTCTGGCGCTTCGAAAAATCTTGACAAAGTAAATGAATCTTTTAAAGAGGTAGATGCAAATCCCCTTTTGAAAGCTATTGAGGGAATTAACGGCGGGTTTACAACTATGGTAGCAAAAGCTACACTTGTAAATCGTGCTACGAATGCTCTCATTGATACAACAAAGCGTTTTGTCAATAGCATGACACTCGACCAGGTTAATGCTGGCTGGGATAAGTATGCTGAAAAGACAAGCGCTGTTCAGACCATTATGGCTGCAACATCTAAGGACTTCAAAGATACTGGAGTCCAGATGAGCTATGTTAATAGTCAGCTTGAAAAGTTAAATTGGTTTACTGATGAAACCTCTTATAACTTTACTGAAATGGTCGGAAACATTGGTAAGTTTACTTCCAATGGTATTAAGCTTGATCGATCTGTTACGGCTATGCAAGGTATTGCTACTTGGGCTGCTCGCTCTGGTGCCAATGCCAATGAAGCTAGCCGTGCTATGTATAATCTTTCACAAGCATTATCGACTGGTGCTGTTAAACTAATCGACTGGAAGTCCATCGAGAATGCAAACATGGCTACCGCCGAATTCAAAGAAAATGCAATTGAAGCGGCTGTTGCACTTGGAAAGCTTAAGAAAAAAGGTGATGGAACTTACGTCACCATGAAGAATAATGCCGTTAGTGTTCAGAATTTTAACAATGCACTTTCCGATGCATGGTTTACATCGGATGTTTTGTTAAATGTTTTGGATCGTTATGGCGGATTCACAAATAAACTCTATGAAGTATCTTCTGCTACAGATTTAACTGCTACACAGTTACTTTCGGCCGTAGATAAGTATGCAGAAGGAACACTTGATCTTCAGGCTTATGCCAGTATGACCGGTGTTGATATAGAAGAACTTCGTGGATATTTGGATGAATTAAGTTCTTCCACTTATGAGCTTGGCCGAAAGTCTTTTCAGTCTGCACAGGAAGCTAAGACATTTGCAGAAGCTATTTCTGCAACGTCTGATGCTGTGTCTACTGGCTGGATGAAGACCTTCGAATTGATATTTGGTGACTATGAAGAAGCTAAAAAGCTTTGGACAAATCTCGCCAATATTCTTTACGAAGTCTTTGCGGCATCTGGTGATGTCCGTAATGAACTGTTTGAGGGCTGGCGTGAAGGTGGCGGTCGAAAGACCATGCTTGAAGGTATTAATGAGATGATGGAGGCTATCCTTCGTGTCATTAAGCCTTTCAAAGATGCATTCCGAGATATCTTCCCTGCCAAAACAAGCCAGGATCTTTTAAAATTCACAAATGGTTTCAAGAACCTGATGAAAGCTCTGCAATTGAATTCTCGCCAGATGACGAATCTTCGTAGAGCTGCTCGTGGCGTGTTTTCCGTATTTGATATTCTTTTTAGTACACTCAAACAGCTTGGAAATATTATTAAGAATCTAGTTGCTCCAGAATTGGGTAGTTTTGGAGATCTAGTTCTTGAAATACTTGGCACCGTTGGCGATTTACTTTACAGTTTTAGGAACATGACCATATCTGGTGAAAAGCTTAATGTCAGCTTTGAAAAGATTGGTTCTGGCGCCAAAAAACTCATCGATATTCTTAAGAATCTCTTTATTCAATTTAAGGATAGTAGGATTGGGCAGACGGCATTTAAACTTTTGGTAACTACCATTGAATCAGGTGCCCAAGCCGCTTTAAAACTTCTCAATTATATTTCCGAGACAGTTTTCAAAATAAAAGGGATTGATAAACTAACATTTCCTAATCTGATTGGGATCTTTAGTCAAATTGGAAAAGATGCATGGAGCTGGTTTAAAGGACTTACAACTAGCATTACCGACACTAATGGTCTTCTTGAAAATTTCAAATCTACTGTTGAAAGTGTCTGCAACAAAACTGGTGCGAGTTTTGATAATCTAACTAGACGAATCTCTATTGTATTTAATACACTTAGGGGTTGGCTTAAGGATGTTCCTTGGGGAGCACTTTTAAGTATTGCATTTGGCTTTGGAATCATCCAGTCTGTCAATAACTTTACAAAGGTAATGACCAAATTTGTTACGGAAATTGGTAATCTTACTAAAGGATTTGCCGGTCTTACGACAGGCGTCAATAAAGTTATGACATCTATTGCCGGTATGTTTGATGCTGTTAAGAATTCTATAAATGCACCAAACTATGTGAAAATGGCAAAAGCTGTTGCTATTTTAGCAGCTTCTTTGACTGTTCTTGCTTTACTGCCGACTGATAAACTTCAAAATGCAGCAGTTATGCTGACTGCTACTATGGTAGCGTTTGCAATCTTTGTTAAGGCACTTACGATGATGCCGACATTGGCCGCAACTGGTGCTGCGGCTGCAAGTATTCTTGCTAAAGTTGTTGCTGCATTGGCTGGAAGTCTACTTCTTCTCGCTTCTGCATTTAAGATGCTCGAGGATATGGACCCAAATATTCTTTTGGATAATGTCCTTGCTATCAGTGTTCTTGTAGGAACACTTGCTACGGCGGCAACATTGATGACCAATAAGATGGGTCTCCTGACTGCATCTGTTGGCAATACGGGGGTTCTTAACAGTGCTGCTGCAAACATTCTAGCAATGTCTGCTTCGATATACATTATTGCAAAAGCACTTAAGAATATTTCTGATATTTCTTTTAGAGATATCAACTCTGTCATTAATGCTCTAGTTTTAGCGACTGGATCTGTAATAGCATTGTCAGTCGCTCTTAGTAAGTTGAAAGGAACCTCTCAACTGAAAAGTGCTGGCGCAATTCTTACGACGGTACTCGCATTGTCTGCTGTACTGAAACTCATCCAGAAACTTGAGAATTATGATATAGACGATATCTGGGGCGTAATCAAGAAACTTGGGCTGATGATCGCTGCTTTGGCTGCGGTATTTGCAGCAACGAATCTTGCTGGCACTAATGCCGCTAAGGCGGGTGCTCTTATGGGCGGTATTGGTCTCGGAATTTATGCGATCATGGCGGCTGTCGCGCTACTCGGAAACTTTAAAACACAAACTTTGGTCAAGGGGATCGCTGCGATTGGATTCTTAACCCTATTTATGGGTGGCTTGATTGCATTCTCCAAATTTGCTGGAAAAGATGCTCATAAGGTTTCTGTGACGCTTCTTGCTGCATCTGCTGCTATTGGCGTTCTTGCCGTTATTGGTGGCATTGTCGGATATCTTGATACTGGCGCCATGTTCAAGGGGCTTGCTTATGTTGCTGGTCTTTCTGCGATCTTTATTGCAATGATTAAGGCTACTGCCCAGGCAAAAGATATGAGCAAGAGCATCACGACTATGACCATTGCAGCAGTTGCTTTGGGAACTATGGTTGCCGCTTTGAGTATTGCCATGAAGGATAGCCCAGAGACATTCAAAATGGCCACATACGGCCTCTCTATGATGCTTGCCGCATTTGGTGTTATGGGCGCACTTACTAGCAAAGCTGAAATAAACATTAAGTCCATGGCTATTCTAACGCTTGCTGTTGGTGGCCTTGCAACAATCTTGGGATTGCTTGTTGCTCTGGCACCAAATCTTAACCAAGCAATAGAAGCTGCTTCTGGCGTTACTGTACTGGCAGTTGGATTGTCTGTCATGGCAGCTGCATTGTCGAGTTCAGCAGTAGGCTTAATCGCACTAGGTTCTGGCGGAGTAGCATCCCTTACCGGTATCGGTATTGTTTTGCTAGCTCTTATTGGAGTATGCACAACACTTGGAATCGTCCTTGCTATCATTAATGGTCTAGACGTTCCCGACGATCTCCCGCAAAAATGCCTGACGATTTCTCAGGCACTTGGAAATCTTGTTGCAGGTTTTGTTGCTGGTGGTATCGGAACATCCATAACGATCCTTGGCGAATCCATTAAAGCATTCAATGATTCTATGGCCAATGTGAAGTTTGACCAAGTTAGTTCCGGAATCAAGGCAGTGATTGCATTTGCTGGTGGGTTAGCCATCTTGACGACTGTTGGACTTTTTGAATTTTTTGTTGGTGCACCGGACCTTGAACAATTCAAAATGCAGTGTGGGTTGCTTGGTCAGTCACTTACTGCTTATAGTCAGGGTCTTGCTGGATGCGATGTAGATGCTATCACTGCATCTCTTCCTGCAGTAAATGCTCTTGTCGAAATTGCAAACACCATTCCGAAGCAAGGCGGTCTCTTTAATCTCTTTACTGGAACTCAAAATCTCGCTGGTTTTGGTCTCCAGTTGGTTCTGTTCGGCGCAGCGTTAACCGGATATTCTCTTGCCGTCAAACTTTGCGATAATACAGCCATTGCGAATTCTCTGCCTGGTGCGCGAGCGTTGGTCGAGATTGCAAATACAATCCCTGATTGGAGTATCTTCGGTTTATTCTTTGGAGCAAAAGATCTCATGCTATTTGGTACGCAGTTGGTAATGTTTGGCAATGCTATGGCCTCATATGCTTGGAGCGTTAGTGGCATTGATTTCGGAGCAATGAACCAATCTATCGCTGGTGCACGAGCTTTGGTTGAAATTGCGAATTTGTTGCCCGATGATAGCATTCTGGCTCGGTTTGTTGGTAAGCAAAATCTCGATAATTTCGGTGAAACTATTTCTAAATTTGGCGGGCATATTGCTAAATATTATCAGAATCTTTCTGGAATTCAGATAAATAATGCCGCTACGAACAATATCATTACTGATTTGCGTCGATTGATTGCATTTCTTCCTGAGATCCAGGAAGTTAGCGCAAAGACTCTTACAGAATTCAGCTCTGAAATTTCTAATTTTGGTTGGAATTTGTGGCAGTTCTTCTCTTATACCTCTCAGGTTCAAGATCCAACGCCACTTGACATACTTTGCCAGAATGTTGTGCAATCTATCACAGCACTTCGTGAATATATTGAGCAATTCCGTCAGGCAGGTCAAGATTGCGTTGCTGGATTCTTGGAGGGTGTTGCCGGTAACGAATCTCTTGAGACTGTTAAGACCAGTGGTGCTAATTTCGGTAATGCATTTCTGAATGGTTTCCGAAAAGTTACTGGATGGCATTCTCCATGGACTGAGATGATCGCTGCTGGATGGGATGCTATTAAGGGTTTGTTCTTGCCGACTGAGAGTGAAGAAGCAAAAGCCCCTGGTGAAAATCTTGGCAATAAAACCCTTGAGGGATATGACTCAGCAATCAATGGGAAGTTCGAAGAAAAACCGGCCAAAGCAGCGGCCGAACTAGCGAATGGTGCTATTGCAAATGGTGACAAAGCTGAATCTTCCGGCGCCTATATGGGTAGTCGTATGCTTCAGGGGCTCGGTAAAGCTTTGGAGAATCCTGGAGCATATGTAAAAGAGCAGATCAAAAAAGTTACTGGTGCCGTCGATGAATACGCTGATGTTGATAAAAACAATGGCCTTGTTGGGCTTTCCGGCCTCGGATTTGATACTAGTGAAACTGATTCTGCAGTTTCTGAGCTTACCAATAGTCTCACCAATACAATTACACAGGCGACCAATAATTCGTCTGGTGCATTCTCTGCTTCTGGCACGAAGGCTGCGGATACATTCTTAACAGCATTCGATTCGAAGCTTTCCGATCTTGATCTGGATCTTTCCACGATTGATTTGGAGCAGGAACTTTGGGAAGCAACGATCGGTAAGACTGCTTCTGAACATGATAAGCAAGCCAAAGAAACAGAAGTCATTACTGAGAAGATCAAAATTCAAAATGAGAAAGTCGATCAAGCAAACCAGAAGTACGAGTATACTGTCAAGAAGATGGGCAAGACGAGCGAAGATGCTAAGAAGGCCTATCAGCAACTTTTGCAGGAACAGATTGATTTGGCTAATCTCATGGACAAGGTAAACAATACTCGTGAGACTGTCTCTGACAACTCGACTGATGCAATGGTTGCATACGCACAATGGATTGGCGAATCTAAGGATGACCTTCTGAAACTTGGTTTCACAATGGAGCAGATTTCGGCTGCTGCGGCTGAGCGCACAGGTTACAATCTGAAGAATACAACCCAGACAATGACTGATTCTGTAACCAGTGCAGTTTCCACTGCTATGAGCACAGTTTCCGATACCTATCTTGCTACGGCTGAGTCTACGCTTGGGGCACTCACTACCAATTTCGAGGGTTACGGTACGCAATATGCTACCTCTATCGGAGAAGGTATGAAGACGACAACTTCGGCCGTTACTGCTGGTGCGCAGGCTTTGACAACTGCTGGTAAGAATCAACTCACACAGGATTCTGGTCAATGGTATACACTTGGCCAGATGTGTGCAGAAGGCTTCAAGCAGGGTATTCTTTCAAAGAGCGAAGAAATCGCAATAGCTGCAAGGGAAGTTGCAGCGGCAGCTTTTACTGCTGTTCAAATAGAAGTTGATTCGCATTCTCCTTCTCGTAAGTTTATGTGGCTTGGCGAGATGTGCGGCCTTGGTATGTCAATTGGTTTTCAGAATATGGAGGGCGAGATCTCTCATTCTGCGACTCGTGTTTCTGAAGAGACGATTGCTGCTGCAAGAGATACTATCGGACAGCTTGCCGATATCATTGATACTGACCCGACGCTTCATCCGCAGATTGCTCCTGTTGTTGATTTGACGCATATTCGCTCTGGGTTTAATAAACTCGGTTCGATGAAGACACCAGTCATTAGTACTTATGTAACCGGCGCTCGTGTAAATGCGGTTGCAAATTCTCTGAGCTCCCGTGAAAACGGTATGAAGCAACCGGTTCCGCAGAATAATCAAAATGGGCCTCAGGTTGTCGAGTTCGTGCAGAATAACTATTCTCCGAAATCTCTCAGCCGCTCCGAGATCTATCGCAATACTAACAATCAGTTTACTGCTTTCAAGGAGGCGATTTCTAAGGTATGATCAAGTCCATTACGGTAATCAATCCGAAGGGCGAATCTCTCGAGCTGGATCTCTTTCATCCTGAAAAATCGGGGCTGATTGTTAAGAGTATTACTGGCCTGGGACCCCCGAAAGCTAATATCAATTCAACGGATCTGGCCACGGCGGATGGGGCTCTTTACTTGTCCGCACGGGCCAGCACCCGTAATATTGTCTTCAATCTGCAGTTCATGTTTGCGCCGACGATTGAAGATATTCGACAGAAAACCTATAAGTACTTTCCTCTAAAAAAAGAAGTTACGATCCGCGTTGAAACTGACAACCGTTCTTTGGAAACGAAGGGCTATGTGGAGTCTAATATGCCGGATATTTTCTCTCGAGAGGAAAGCGCACAGATTTCGATTCTCTGTCTGGATCCATTTTTCTATGATCCTTACCCAAGTGTAACCCAGTTTGCAACAGTAACACCGAACTTTGAATTCCCCTGGTCTAATGAATCTTTAGAAGAGGATCTTATTGAGTTCGGCATTATCAATCTTGATACAAGATCCATTCTTGATTATCATGGGGACGTTGATACCGGTGTTCTCATTACAATCCATTCTCTTGGAAAAGTGACTGGACCGATTGTTGTGTACAATGTTGAGACGCACGAGTCTATCAAGATTGATTTGGACCGCATCAAGACGCTGATTGGACGAGAATATTCGAATGGTGATGACATCATCATTTCCACAGTGAGTGGAGATAAGTATGTGCAGATCTTGCATGATGGCAAGTATACCAATGCAATTTCTGCCATTGAAAAGCTTGCTGATTGGTTCCAAATTTCAGTTGGAAAAAACATCTTTAACTTTACGGTAAAAGAAGGCATTTCCAATATCGCAATGACATTCTCTTATCGAAATGCTTATGGAGGTATCTAATTATGGAATTCATGGTCTTGAATAAGAACTATGATGGCATCGCCATGATTGATACATTCACCTCGGCTATTTGGACAGTTCGGTATGATGAGGCCGGTGATTTCGAGATTTATACGCCTGTTCGGCTTGACTATATCCAAGTTATGCAGATCGGAAACTATCTTTGGAATCGAGATAGTGATCGGTTAATGGTCATCGAGACAGTTGAGATTGAAACTGATTCTGAGGAAGGCCCACAGCTAATTATTACTGGGAGAAGCCTTGAAAGCATTCTGGATCGACGCATTGTTACAAGCTCTCAAAATTTCTCTGGAAATTTGCAGAGTGTGCTCTTTGCAATTATTCAAAATGAGGTTATTTCTTCCGATGAAACAAGACAAATTCCAGGGTTCTCTTTAAAGGCCAACTCGGATTCTCGGATTACCAGTATCGCTATTTCTGAATTGAGTATTCGTGGCGAAAATGTCTATGATGTAGTCTGTAGTCTTTGTCAAGCAAATAAAATTGGTTGGCGGATTCTTCCTAAAGGCACTGGTGGCTTCGAGTTCGAGCTTTATGTTGGCACCGATCGATCTTATGCACAGTCTGTAAATCCTTATGTCACATTCTCCCCATCTTTTGAAAACCTTTTGAATTCGAACTACATCAAATCTTTTAAGTCCTATAAGAATAGCATTTATGCTATTGGAACTTATCAGAAAGAAGTTATTCTTCAAAATAAGTACAAAGATGACAACGGCGAATGGGTAGTTGAGGAACAGACAACTTACGAAGAAGCCGAGGTTGTTACTTGGCAGTATTCGGAAACGGCGACACCAAGCGGGCTCGCTCGAAGAGAGATGTTCATTGACAACGGTGGTGTAAATGATGGTGAACAAGGTGGCGAATATGCTACCTGGAATGCTGTCAATAAAGAAAAAGCCATTGCAGAACTTGGCGAACATCAGACAACTACTGCTTTTGAAGGCGAACTGGAAGCAACCAGACAGTATATCTATGGAGAAGATTTCAACATAGGTGATATTGTTCAGGTCGAAAATGAATTCGGAATTACTGGTACGGTCTACATTTCTGAGATTGTATTTTCTCAGGATGTGAATGGTATCACGATTACTCCTACTTTTACGTCCACGGAGGACGAAACTATTGGGTAAAGGAGGTTCTTTATGGCTGTAACTTATGGCTTTTATAACTCGCTAAATAAGGATCGAGTTTACAATGCTGAGCAAATGAGTTCCATATTTAATGGAATTATTACAGATGGCGTGTTCGCATCTATCGGTGGATCTTTAATGCCGATTGCGGGAACCGGAATGCAGGTTGTTGTGAAGACTGGTAAGTGCTGGTTTAATAGCACTTGGACATTAAATGATGCGCTTCTTCCTTTGGATATTCCTGCGGCAGACGTGAGCCTTACTCGAATTGATGCCGTTGTTGTGGAGATTAATTCTGCGGTTAGTACGCGTGCAAATACCATTAAGGTGATTAAGGGTACTCCCTCGGCTAATCCTACAAAACCTGCGTTGGTCAATACGGAGACTCTACATCAGTATGCACTTGGCTATGTAACTGTCGGTGCTGGCGTTACTAGTATCACTGCAGATAAGATCGAGGTAAATGTTGGTAAGACAACTTGCCCATTTATTACCTCTGTTCTTCAGCAGACTGATATTACTGCACTATTTAATCAGTGGGATGCAGAATTTAATACATGGTTTGCAAATATTCAGTCTCAGCTTTCTGGTGATATTGCAGCTAACCTTCAGAGGCAAATCGACGAGCTGAAAGACGCAAGAAACATTAAGATCAGTAGTGAATGCGCCAATATTTTGAATATTGATTCTAATAGTAGCGTAGACGATGGCCTTAAAAGTCTTGGTATCAAAACAAATATGCTTGTTCAAGGAACTGCAACTTTAAAATTGAAAGTGGTTGACCAATCTGGGCATCCGGTTTCTGGAGTTCGGATTGCAAATACGTTTTCAATAAATCCTGGAGATACTCCTTTGACAGATAGCAATGGCAAACTAACTGCATATATTGATGGACATGGAGCAACTATCTCCATTTCCGGATATGGTGATATTCAAGATGCATCCATGGAAATTTCTGCTAATCCAGGAGATACCATTTCAAGAACTTTGACAGTTACACGTAGAAATTTCTTAAAAATAACAAAGAGTCAGAACATCAGGTTCTCACCAAATTGTCAATCGATTGACTTTGCGCTCGGTGGTGCTGGTGGTGGTGGAAGCAAGTATGTAAATGCAAGAGAACTTTATCAGTATTTATATCATGCTGGCGGATATGCTGGTGGTGGTGCTGGTGGCGGCGGCGGATATGTTACTGAAAAAAAATCCGTTAGTATTTTGCCAAATCATGATTATCCGGTTATAATTGGTGCTGGTGGCACTGGTGGTGGAACATTATCCTCAACCATAGATCCGAATGGAGTTGGTGGTGATGGCGGTATCAGCTCTTTTTTAGGAAACAATGCTGAGGGTGGAAAACATCCTACTTATCAGAGTAAAGTATTGGTTGATTCCGATGATCCAGAAAGTACATACATTGATAAATATGTGGGCGGTGTTGGCAATGGTTCTGGCGCAAATTCTAGAGATTATGTAAACTCTAATAGTGTAAATATATATCCTGGATTGGCTGGAACTCAAAAAATATATGCATCATTTACCACAGATACGTTATACGGCGGTGGTGGTGGCGGTGGTGCCGCCATAGGTCTTGCAATTAGTAATTGTAATGGTGGAGTCGGCGGCAATCCTGGTGGTGGTGCTGGTGGCGCAAATACTTTACAAGGTAGTACAAATGCTTCTGGCAATCCTGGCGCACAAGGCATCGACAACCTTGGCGGTGGTGGTGGCGGTGGTGCCTGTTCGCAGGGACGTTTTGGAGCAACAAGTGCAACAGGCGGTCGTGGAGGAAATGGTGTCCTTACCATTCGTATGCATTTGGCTGTTAGTTAAGGTGGTGTAATCATGTACTGTATTGTTGAAAATGGGATCATAGTAAACATTATAGTGAGCGATAAGACCTTTGCGGACAGTATTGGCGCATTGGAATCTTATGATGGAGCCGCTATAGGAAGTAAATATGACCCTCCAATTCCAGTTAGCAGACTCGACAAAATAGAAGCACAGGTCGCCTATACTGCCATGATGACCGATACATTGATCGGAGGTCAAAATGAAGGATAAGATTGCACTTTGGTATGCACAGAGACTTTGGACTTCAAATATGGTTCAAAATGCTGTTGAAAAGAAAATTTTGACACAGGATGAAGCTGACAAGATCCTTTTGAAGAAAACCTAATATGAACTCGATATGGGTTTCATATATAAAAATTGAAAAGGAGAAACACTATGGAAAAAAAGTTCGAACAGATCATCAACGAAGGCAAGAGAACCGGCAAAACGACAACTGAGATCAATGCCGAATTGAAAGCCGCCGGTGCAAATTTCCATCTGGATTTCGAGGGGGCTGTTTCTGGATGGTCCGAAAAAGAAATGGAGGAGGGCTTTATCCCTGCAAAGGAAGAGCCTAAAAATACCAGCAGCACTTTGAATTTGAGTCGCGATGTCAAGCTGGCAAACAAAACTCAGATTCAGGAACTGGCTGGGACCAAGGTTGCAATTACCTACGATAAGGATGGTTATGTAAAGACAATCGCTCGCGTTGATTAACTAATCGGCCAACACGAACATCTGAAAACAAACATAAGGAGACGTTACTATGGAACAAAACCAATGGTTCAATACAGGTAGTCCAGCTCCTATGAATGACAGACAAGCGTTCGAAGCAGGCTGGACGGCTGCTCAAAGACAAATGGCATATTCTCCGCAAGTGCCTCAAATCAATGAGCGTATCTTTCAGCAAACTCCTCAGCAGACTTCTCCTCCGAGACCAACGTATCTCCCGGGTCGAGTCGTGAATTCCCCAGATGATATTCGGGCATCTGAGATTCCTATGGATGGCACTGTTGCAGTATTCCCATCTTCGGATTACTCCCATGTAATCTTGAAGGCTTGGAATAGCAATGGCTCTATCCAAACAGAAATCTATCAGCGCATGAACCCCAATGCGGAGCCTGCGCCCGACCCGAGATTTGAGGAATTCAAAATGGCTTTAAATGAGAGGCTGGACAAGTTCGAAAAGATGCTTACGTCCTCTCAGCCAAATCAAAAGTCCTCACGTACTACCAAGCAATCCGTTGAAGAGGAGGTAAAACATGAATAATCCTATTATGGCTCTTGCCCAGATGGCGATGAATCGTATTTCCTTTGATCCGAGTTTTCAGAAAAATCCTCAGGCACGAGCTTTCATGGACATCATGCAACGAGGAAGAAGCCTGGTCATTCATTCCTTATGAACTGGAGCGACTGGTTGTGTGAGGAGTGTCTCTTTATGAACCCGTATATTCAGATGTTCTTTACTATTTTGGCGTCCGTCCTCGCTTCAGGTGGCTTTTGGACTTTGATTCAGATGCACATTAATAAAAGAGACGCCAAAACAAGATTACTGGTAGGCCTTGCCCATGATCGTATTGTAGAACTTGGTATGCAATACATTGAGCGGGGTTACATATACCAGGATGAGTATGAAAATCTCAATGACTATCTGTTTAACCCATATGAAAAGGCGGGCGGAAACGGATCAGCCAAACGAGTCATGGATGTTGTTCGCACACTACCCATGAAACCAAATCCTAATAAATGAGGTGTTCAAAATGACTCTAAGTAACAAAGTGTATGATACACTGAAATGGATCGCTCAGATCTTGCTTCCCGGATTAGGTACGCTTTATTTTGCCATCTCGGGGATTTGGGGCCTTCCCTATTGCGAACAAGTTGTAGGTACGCTTTCTGCAATCACCGTGTTCATTGGCATGCTGCTTGGGCTGAGCGCTGCTAAGTATCCTGGTGATGGCACAATCAAAATGCAGGGCGCTACTTATAAAACAAAGCTTTCTATCCCTATGGATGAACTGACCGAAAAGAAAAAGGTTATTCTCAAAGTTGAGGATGGCGATAAGAAATGACACCCTCTCTCTTCTTCGCATTTGGCCTTGGCTTCTTGGCAGCCATTTTCATTTGCATCTTGGTTATATTCGCCTGCCGAAAAAAGATATTCAGTTTTCTGAATAAACGATTCAAATCGATTACTCGGTGGCTTTTTATAACTGGTCAATTCTTTGCTCTTATTTGGGTCAGTACATCCTATATTCTTGCTGCATATGCCACATTTGTTCTTGGCCAGCCGTTCCCGATCGAAACTTTATCCGAACAGGCAATTGTAGTTTTGCTAGGGACGCTTTCTGCCAAAGTTATCGAGAATATTTTCGAACATAATAATGGTGGGATATTTGGGAAGAATAATTCGGTGAATGATAGCGAGACCACAGAGTAGAAAGCATCTAAGAGGGGACCGTGAATATATCATGGTCTCTTCTTTTTTCGCGTATATTTCATACTCCTTTACGGAGGTGAACTTTAATGACAAAACAAGAGCGAATAGATTTACTATCTGACTTCAAAGAGATGACGCCACCTGAGATGGTTTATGCTCAAACATATGGGATTTTTAAAAGCATGGCTAAGAATTTAGCCGATGCAAATGCCCCAGGTGCAAAAGAATTTCAAGATGTGGTCAAGATGATGTCAAAACATTGTAAAACAAAAGAGACTCTTGCAAAAATCTTTAGACCTACCAAATGATTAGGGGGCTTTCGAGCCCTCTCTTCTTTCTTTTTCGCGTAAAAAACATACCATATTATGGAATAGAAAGACAACTAAAATAACATATTTTAAAGGAGAATTATTATGAAAAAGGTTATTACTATTCTGGGTATGGTTATGGTTATCACTGTAAGCGCTATTGGCGTAATTACTATGATGAACAACAATGAGAAGAACACTGACATTGATACGACTACTATCAACTACATCAGCTACTATGATGCTGACGAAGCTGTTATGAAGTACATCAAGTCTGAGAACGTGTTTGACAATAGTGACAAGGTTACTACTGTTGAGATCGAAGCTCAGCACTTGGCTACTGGCGACTGCTTCTGGAACATCGTAGCACGCGATGCAGATGGTAAGGCAGTTGGCACCATGAGCATTGATTCCGATCTCATCGTTGAGCGTCTTCAGAATTACATCTGAGCACTTATAGGGAAAGCATAGCCTTTCCCTTTTCGCGATATTTTCAAGGTAGTTTATGGAAAGAAAATAAATTTTATGGAGGTATTCTTATGACTACTTTGGAAAGATTTGTGACTATGCTTAGCATTAGTTTGATTATTGCTGGTATGATTGGTATCCATTATTATATGGGTATCGGTTCTGCAGTAGTATTTGGACTTGGCGTGGCATGCATGACCTTGACAATCAACATCGAGAATATTAAAAAGGACTTTCTTGAGATTGAGGCTTAATGGCCTCTTTCTCTTTTCGCGTATATTTCATATCCCTTTATGGAGGTGTATGATATGAATATTTTATCTGCAATTTTCGGATTTGGAGCATGTATTGCGATTATCAGCTTTATAGCTTGGATGATTGTTGACGCATTACGAGTGGTTAAATACGGATTGGTAGACGATGATATTTATAATGAGGACGAGGATTAAAATATCCTCTCCTTTTATTTTCGCGATATTATCTTCATCTATTATGGAGAGAAACTCTACATTATATTTACGGAGGTATTATCATGGGTATTAAGAATGAGGGTGCTTTGAAGAAGAGCTGGTTTGTATTGACGGACGAGGGCTATAGGTTCGGTGAGATTGCTGAAGACTATGCATACCCAATCTCTAGATATGATGGTGTTGCCATCGGTCCAGATGATTGGAATACAGAAGGTTTTCAGGGAGCTGCTGGATTCAGGATCTCGGCTACTAGACGAGAACTAGTGGAACTTCTGAAAGATTTCAAGGAAACGTATCCTGATGCTCACATTACAGTGATGAAAAGTTAACTCTGCAAAGCAAGAGGCTGTAATAACGGTCTCTTAGCTTTTCGCGATATTTTCAAGGTAGTTTATGGAAAGGAGGAATTCTGTTATGTTTAACGATTTTAAGAGGGGTTTCTGGTATTCTATCGGAGCGATTGTTGGAGTGATCACACTTCAGACACTTGCTGATAGAGTTATCCCGGAAATTGCCGCGAAGATGAAAAACAAAGAGGACGACATGGAAGAAACCAATTAACTATTTGGGAGAGACTGATCATGGTCTCTCCTCTTTCTGGAGGCAAATATGGACACTATTTTTGTAACTGAGAAATTGATTCTACATGCTGAAAAAGAACAACTGTTCGGTATCTCATTTTGGGATGAACTTAGCTCGGATTGTTGCAAACTTCATACACAGGCTTTGTCAGAACCTGTCCCAATCAAAAATCTCAAGAATGCTATAGATCCCTACATGGGGGACGATGAAAAAGAAATACATGAGAAAAAAATGAAACTCGTAAGGAATTGGGTTATGCGAGAACTGGAGTATTGTATTCTGAACGACTGGTCCGTTGAGTTTCATTCACTTAATGGTGGCGCGGATCTTAAGATTCAGATTTCAAAATGTGGAAAAAATGCCTATCAAATCATTCCGGTTTCAACAACCATCCAATTCTACACGAAAATGTGGGAAACTATGAATACTCTTCGCCAAGATATTATGGAAGAATTTCCAGTTCTTGAGTAAGAATATTAAACATGGAGGTAATAATATGTCTAAAGCATTAAAATGCGATCGATGCGGCAAATTTTTTGAACACAAAGATATGGAAGAGAAGTATGGCGACCGCAAACATGCCTATTATATGCGTACTAGTTTTTTTGATGCGCCAAATTCTAATATAGATCTTTGCCCGGAATGCTATGGAAAACTTGAAAAATGGATGGAGGCGAATGAAATTGATTCTTGAGATTTTGTTGGTCGGCGCAACCATGATTCTTTGTACGGTTGCTGGATATATCATCGGCGTGAACGCAACAACAAAAACTTTAAAATTTGTAGGGACGCTTAATATTGCTCATGATACTGATGGCGAAAAGTATACAAGTTTGGTGATTAATAAGCAGAACTCCGAATTTATGGATGACGAATCCGTTAAATATATCTTAATGAATGTAAGTCATATTTATGCGGAGAAACAAGAGGCTGAAACGCCATGACAGATCGAGAACAAAAAATCATAGACAATATGAACTTGGTTCATTACATTGTTCATAAACATTTTCCGCAATATATAACCAATCAAGATGTTATTCAAAATGGATATGTTGGGCTAATTAAAGCAGTTGACTCGTTTGACGAATCCATGGGAAATACATTTGCAACATATGCCGCGAGATGCATATTTAATGAGATTGCCATGGATTTACGAAGGCAGAATAAATATGCAAAAGATATTTCTCTGCATGCAGTTCTTGCAAATGGCGATACACGAGATGACTCTCTCACAATCGAAGATATTCTTATGTATGAGGATGATTATACTTCAATGTATATTCAAGAATTTGTTCGATGTCTTGACGAACGAGAAATTACAGTGCTTAGATATTTAATGGATGGAAAGACTCAAAAATGGGTAAGCGATCAATTAGGGATGACACAATCTAACCTTGTCGAATTGTAAAAGTCATGCGGTCAAAATGGAAAGAATGCTACTATAAAGGAGGCAATTATGAATCTTAACGAACTGCGAGAAGCTATGGCATCTGATGCAACAAAGGAAAATGCAAGCTTAAAGGAAGAAAATGCACGTCTGCGTCAGATGATAGAAAATCTCAGAAGAAACTATACGGATGATACGAATTCCTTAAAGGAAGATTGCCGCGCATTGAGCAATCGGTGTTTTGCATTAACACATGGGGCTATGTGCTGTTTTTGCGGGCTCGAGCGATATAAATGTTCACATGCATTAACTGACATGGAAAAAGTCGAACGCGGAAAGAAATGGATGGAGGAATCTAAAAATGCTGAAAATTGAAAA